TATCTCGTCGATCCGACGGCCACTCTACGGAGGGATCGTCGAGGATCTTGCCGATCCTTACGCCCGAAGATTCCGCAACCTGAACCCCGCCGTCTAGAGTTTGATTAGTTAGCTTGGTAAATCCGTCGCTCGAGATCGCGATCGCCGTCTGTTTTCCTTGCTGTTCATATTCGAGATTCCAGTCGTCGATAACTCCGAAGAATTGGTAGACGTCGTTTACGCTAATTCGGATCTCGCGCCTTGGGATAATGTTCCCAAAGAAGGGCGAAGATTCATAAGTCGGATCGAAGGCGCGGGACGTATTGTCTAGGACTACTTGACAAGATCCCGCTTGAAAGCGATCTAGGAGTCGCGACTTACCTCGAGAGATCGAGACGCTTTCGACGTAAGAAGTTATATCGACGAAGATCGTACCCGCTAGAGTCCAATCCGTATTATCAAGGACTCCTGCGACGGGATCGTCGAGCGTAAAGAATGGACCGATTGGCGACTCGGTTAGATCAAACCCAACTTCTACCTTTACAGCCATTACGCCCTAACGAAAACTCGACCGCTTAGCTTTTCGTACTTGATAATCTCCTCGACTATCAACTGCCCGACTCGCTTTCCGTCCGTACCGATTCCCGCGTTTACGTTTATGTTGTAGGTGCTACCACCCATAGAGTCGAAACGATCTAGCGGAATAACCGCTTCTGGCTTTCCTGCTTCGGCAAGGTTAGCTAAGACTCCTCCCGGGCGAGGCATTACGACGCCTCCGTCCGCAAGCCTTGGAATACTTAGATTACTTATTTCGGGGATATAGGGGACGCCTAGCGAGAAGCCTCCAAAGAACGGAGGGACTGGCGGGATATCTATACGGATCCTACGGACGGCGCGAATTACTCCGTTTACCGCGTTGATAACTCCGTTTACGAAGCCCTCCATAAACCCGAGGATTCCGTTTACGATTCCCTTTACTCCGTCTGAGATCGCTTCCCAGACCCCTAGGAAGAAGTCTTTGAATACTGTCATATGATCGGAGAAGGCGTCGATCGCGTTCGTTAGGAACTTGATCGCCTCGACCATAGCGAAGCGTACGATCTCGATCACTACTCGGAAGACTGGAATAACTTCGTTTAGTAACGCGATCAAGATCGGCAAAGTCATCTCGATAATTGGAAGGAAGGCGTCGAGCAAGTGTAGCAAGGCGGGAGTAAGCGGGACGATTAGATCCTCGAGAAAGATCGTAAAGATCGGGAGTAGCTCCTCGAGTAGATCTATAAGGACGACCATTACCGCGTCTAGGAACGGCATAAAGGCTTCGATTACCTTAGTAATAAACGGTACTAGCGGAAGTATTACCTTGTCGATTAGCTTTAGCAAGAACTCTGTTAGCTTGTTTACGATCGGTAACGCGCCCTCGATAACTGCAATCAAGGCGGGGAAAACTCCGACTGCTATCTTTACAACGCCCTCAGCGATATCTACTAGCGGTTCGATTATCGGGACTAGCGCCTCGAGGAGAAGCGGTAGCAACGATCCAACCGTTGTTAGCACGGGTACTAAGCCCTCAAATGCCTTTACAAATACAGGCATAGCTTCCTCGACGATCGGGGTAATCCCGTCTAGAAGTCCTAGGAGAGACGGAACTAAGGCTCCACCGATAGAGATCCCGACGTCCTTTAGGCGCGACTTGGCTAGATCTAGTTGGGCGCTGAAGCTTTGTAGTTGCTTCTCTGCAACCTCCTGAGTCGTACCTCCTGCGTCGCGGATCGCGCTTTCGTAATTACGGAGCGCGTCTCCGTTCTCCATAAGTAGGAGCAGACCCGATCTAGCTTGCTTAGTAAATCCAAGATTGTTTAGCGTCGCTAGCTTTTGCTGAACGCTCATTGTTCCGAGTGAGTCGTTGAACGAGTCCGCGATATCCGCGAAGTTTCTCATCTGCCCCGTTGAATCAAAGATCGAGATCCCGAGTTCCTCGAACTTTCCGGGTACGGCTTTCGCTCGATCCGATAGACCGAAGATCGTATTAGTTAGCTGAGTACCTGCAAGCTCGCCCTTGACACCCTGATCAGCGAAGACTGCTAGGGCTGCTGCGCCTTCCTCGACGTCTTTACCAACCGTCTTTAGGGCAGTACCCGCTTTAGTCGTAAGCGAGGTAGAGAACTGTTCGATCGTCGCGTTAGCGAGCTGAGAAGCTTTAGCAAGGGTATCGGATACCCTAACCATATTCTCCATATTGGCGACGGCGTCGTCGCGTATAACGAGTCCTAGGGCGGACTGAGCGTCGGTAAGAAGATCGGTAGCGGTAGCCATATCGAACATACCCGCTTGCGCGAACTGCGCGACGCTAGGCATAGCTGCGATCGAAGCTTCGGCATCTAGACCTGCGCTAGCTAGGAAGTAAAAAGATTCCGCTGCTTGCTCGGCGGAGAAGGTCGTATTCTTGGCAACCTCGCGAGCTGCGTCCGCCATATCGGTTTTCATTGTGTCCGATAGGTCGCCCATAATCGACTGAGACTTTACGAGGGCTGCGTCGAACTTAGCGAATTCTTTTATACCGACGGTAGCAATACCCGCGACGGCTGCGGTTGCGGTAGCTGCGATCCCTGTCGCGATCTTCCCAAACTTCTTTAGGGATCCTTCTGCCTTCTTGATTCCGGCAGCGTCGAACTTGGAGACTATCGGTAGATACGCGGGCATTAGCGGATCCTATTCTCTACGTTGAACTTAGTCATAACTCGTTCGATAACTCCTTGGGCAAGTATTACCATTTGGGGTTGCAAGCTTAGGAAGGTTCCGTAAGCAAAGTGTCCCGCCTTGTAATTCCAAGGCGATTCTTCTCGCGCCTTCTTGATCAAGTATCTACCCTGCGTAGTTACCTTATGCGATCTCTCGACGCTATCGATACGACGCTTATATTTTTTAGAGACGGGACGTACGGGCTTGCGCCTAGATCCCGCGTGCTCCGCGTAATCGAAACCTAGCTTCGTCTTATTGGTAAGGATCATAGTTACTAGAGGAGCCCAGCCTCGTTTCCTCGTAGACTTCGCCGGGGTAACTGCTACTCGCCCGCTAGGAGAAGCCCATTGGACTCGACCGTAATAGTTTTGGTTCATACCCTTGAACGGAGACTCGCTCGGTACTTTACTTACGACTCGATTAGTTAGGGGCTTCAGTGCGGTTCGCATATCCCTACGAAGCGCCGTAATCGCTTTAGGATCTAGCTCCTTCATATTCTTGATCAATTCCTCGACGGATCGCGAATCGATCTCGACGGTGACATTGGGTGAATACATCTAGCGCTCCTCGCTAATAGTCTACCTGAACGACGAAACCCGCCCCCTAGGGGACGGGCTTCATCTCTTACGCTTGCTAGTCGCTTTAGACTGTTGCTGCCCTCGGTGGACTAAGTATCTGCCTAGAGTCCATAACATTCTCGGTTCTAGTTCGAGTAGCTCGCGAGGACTGATCCCAGTTTCGCAGGCTATCCAAGCTACGTACCAATGCTGGGAGTCGTCGCCTAAGCCGATTATTTTTTTGTATCGTCCGCCGATACTCCCGAGACGGACTCGATCCATTTCTCGAACTCGTCCTTGATTGCTCCTGTGCGCTTCTCTACGCTCCACGCTATAAATAGCAAGTGCGTTAGCTTTACTTCCTTCTCCAAGCGAGCGATCGAAAGATCGAACTTGGTTTCGAAAGCAACGAGATCCGCTGCGATCGCAGTAACCGATTTCTCGGTTCCGTCGGCGTATTGAATTGTAAGGCTGATATTCATTGGCTGATTCCTTAGTTAGTTGTTAGGCGGTAGCCCTCGAGATTGCTCCTGATACCGGCCACGTAACTGACAGGGTAGCTAGGTCGCCGACAGATGAACTGAACGGAGAATAACTTGTAACAATCGCGGTTCCCGAATACGCCGGATTTGTTGCGGATACGGCGTCCGAGGTTGGGCTAATGGTGAACGCTACTGCGGATCCCAATAGAGGGAAAAGGGTAGCGTCTACGGAGGAGGCTCCGAAGTCTTGATGGAAATCTAGCGTAATGCTAGCGTCCTTAAGTCCCGCGATACGAGTACGGTAGTCCGCGCCAAACGCGGTCGTCTCTTGCTCGTCTGCGGAGATCTCTAGTGTTGCTGCCGCGATCGAGCTAGAGAAGTCAGTTCCCGAGATCTCGATAGCGAAGTCAGTAGCGACGAACTTGCTCAATTTGTATGCTCCTTAGTTTGCGTAAGCGGTGACGGTAAAGTCCGCCCCCAGATATGTTGCGTCATTCAGTTGTAGTTGTCCTATGTTATCTAGGCTAACGACCCGAACGTCGAACGCGGATCCGCCGAGAGTCTTGTCAGACTCGATAGCGGACTTTACGCTAGACGATCCAGTATTGTCACTATAAGCATTTAGCCTTCTCTGAGCTTCTCGCTCCGCGACCCGACCAACGATTACGGTAACAGTAAAAGTATACACCGCCAGTCCCTTGGCGAAAGATTGGTCGTACTCGATCGAGCGTAGGGCGACGACCGCAATCGGAGGGCTTGGGTTGTCGGGTAGCTCGGCTGCGGTACGAAGTCCCGAGATCGTCGCTAGGTTAGTTGCGATCCCGTCTCGAATATCGGTTAGCGCCATTAGGCGAATCTCATTTTCTTGAACGGGTGGATCAATGCCTCGACGTCGGGATCTAGAGATCCGACTCGAATAACGCCTAGATCTCCAAAGCCCGCAACGCCTAGGGGAGAATCGTTTCTCTTATAGATACGACTAGCGAGGATTACGGTTGCCTGAGTAATAGCCGTCGGGACGGAAGACCAACCCCAAACTCCTTTTACCTCGACCAAAGGCTCGCCGTTTTCTAGCGGGAATAGGTAAGTATCCCTAGCCCTTATCAGCGTATACGGGTGGGCGATTCCTCCCGAGATTCCGTTTAGAGGTTCGAGGACATAATCTCCCGACTGCCAAGTTACGGCGTAGTTGCCGTCGCCCTCGGGATCCGTCTTTAGGTGTTCGAT